TTAACAGTCCGTTGTTCTACCGACTGAACTATGCCCGAATAACGCGACATATAATAACCATAAAATCCGCACAAGTCAAGGACTTTCTAAACATTTTGCAAAGAAAATTCACATACCGCAAGAATCCGCCTTTCGAGGCAAATTTGGCCTCGGTGTAGACAGGGTGTAGACGAGAAAAAATCAGGTAAAAATTACGAACTGTTTTTGCTAAAATACGCCAAATTATTCCGTATTCCTATGCGTTGCTCTGCACTACTTTGCTGCTGATTTTTTGAGCAAAATATTCCAATTTTTCGCCTGACTTTATCATAATTTTTGTTTAACTGCGATATGAACAAAGGGGCGACCATGAGTCTAAACAAATTATTAACAACAAGAGAAGTGGCCGAATATTTGGATGTCGCAGAATCAACGATCATTCAATACAGGGTTAATGGCACCGGACCCAAGTATATCAAATTTGGCCACATAATTAGATACAGAAGAAGAGATATAGAGGTTTGGTTATGGACCAGAGAACCGCAGGAAAATAAATAATTCTTTTTGCTGGATTTGTGTTTTTTATTCGGTATGTGTTGTGTAGCAAACAAAAACAAAGAGGTTTATAACATGCGTATGCAATGGCAATGTGCGACAAAAGTTTTTAAGGACCAGTGGTTAAAAAATTTGGTCAGCACCTGCAATATGCAGATCAGTGACAGTACGATCCCTGGTTTATATTTGAGATATTATGCAAGGTCAAACCAGATAAGTTTTTATTTAGGATACAGACACCTTATAACAAAAAAGACCAAGAATATATTGATTGGAAGATACTGTGATTTCAAATTGCCAGAGATCAAAGAGAAAGCAATAATACTAAGACAAATGCTGGCAAAAGGAAAAGACCCGATAGAAGAATTGGAAAAGGACAAAAAAAAGAAAGAAGAAGAACTGGCAACACGTGTAACAGTGGAACAAGCATTCATGGAATATATGGAAAAATATTCCAAAGTATATAAGAAACCAAGTACACAATATTCTGATGGCAGAGAATACGATTTATACATCAAGAAAAGATTTGGTAATAAGTACATTAGAGATATAGAAGAAAAGGATATTGTTGATGCTTACACAGCCTGGTCCAAAGCAACATCATTTTCAACAGCCAACAAAGTGCTATCATTATTTTCAAGTATGTGGGTTTGGTGCGAAACATATAAATACGTACCAAGAGATTGTAATCCATGCCGGCACGTTAAAAAAAGATCCAATGACAAATTCCAAGCGGTGGTATTGGACCTGGATGGATACAAAAAACTATTCAAGGCATTAGAGGATGGCTTGCAGCACCCAGGTACGCAGCCAAGATTCTTCCGAGCATTAAAGCTGTTGGCGTTAACCGGATGCAGATGTTCCGAAATAACAGACCTGGAAATGGATGAGGTTGCGTTGGAAGAAAAGCGCATCCATTTAAAAGACAGCAAGACCGGCGCAAGAGATATAAAGCTATCAGATGCAGCGGTGGCAGAATTAGAACTTGCTGTGGCAGAGGCAAAAGAGCTGGGTAGCAAATATGTATTCCCTGGGGCGCATGATATAAACAAACCAATTTCAAATGTAACAAAACCATTTAATTGGGCATTAAAACGAGCTGGCCTGCCACACATGCGAATCCACGACCTGCGACATTCATTTATTACTATGGGGGCTAATATGGGCGAAAACATGAATGCAATGAAAGATGCCGCCGGACACAGCAAAATCACTACCACAGAAATGTACACACATATAGCAGACCAAAACACATTTAGAGCCGTAAATAACATCGTGGCAGCCATATACGAATAGGAGTCTTATTCGCTGGACTTGTGCTTTTGTTCGGGTATGTTGTGTGTAGATAAAGAGGTAAAAACATGAGAAAACTAAAGAAAAACATATATTTGGCTGCGCTGGGTCGGGCAATAATGGACGACACAGAATTGGACCAAATTTTGCAAGTGATAGGCGGCAAATCTGAAAGTGATGCATATTGCTGGCTTGAAGATGGCCGAACCGAAAAGGAAATCGTAGCACTGTTACGAAAGATCGGATACGACATACCAAAGGACTTCATCGGATCCGAAACCGTTAAATTTGACAGCACAGTACAAGAGGACTAACCATGGGATCAGTAAATAAAAAGTTTGGCTTTTACGGAACAGTGAACAATGAGTTTGACGATGAAACCACAGAACGCATCTGGAATCTGATGATGACAAAGCTGAAAGAAATGTACCCACATAAATCGGAAGACGAACTGGTGGAGTTTCTGGATTCAAGAGTCGGAAGACATTTTGCGGACGACCTGTTAAGCGATCCACAAGGGATAACGATGGGCGTGCTGATGTTGAAAATAGCAATGCTGAACAAATTGAAGATGGCACCCTGGTGGGGTTATTACAACGACATCACACCAGCGGTGGCAGTGTTAGACAAAAAGGTTTTATTCCGGTCAGCAATCAAACACGAAATGCGGAAAAAGGAAATCAAAGAACTTGTAGCCACCGTTGTAGGATGCGGCCAGGACAAAGTATGGCAGACACCGGAAATGTGGTTGGAATCCGAATACACCACCGCACAGGAAATGCACCTTATGTGGGGTTATATTCAAGACGTATTGAACAAAAGGACCAAACATGGACACAATCGAAACACTAAGACAGAAACTGCAACGTGCTGAACAGCATAGACCAGCAGAGGCAAAGTACCCAACAGACCTTATGATAGACATCAGAGGGCCACAGGGAAACGTTTTCTACCTGTTTGGGATAGCAGACAAGCTGACAAGACAATTGGCACTGTCGGACGAAGAAATCAACGAATTCAAACAAGAACGAGATGCACAGACAACGTACCAAGGACACCTGGACTTGATGCGGAAATGGTTTGGCATCGTATTCATAGGTGGCAAAGATGACGAATAAGAACTTATACGCAGCTGCGCTGGACAGTGAATTACACCATTGTGAATCACTAGGCCAATTTTGCGATTTATTTGGCGGTCCAGAGCCGGCATTTAAATGGATGCACCAGAAACACACAGAACAAGAAATAATCGCTGTGTTGCGAAAATTGGGCTATGAAATACCAGCAACAGTCGTTGGGTCAACCAGAAAGAAATTCTTATGCAATGCAGGACTATAATGACATACAAAAAGACACTTGAAAAAGAGATCCGGAAAAGCGAAGACAGCATGATGGATAATGCAACCGAAATGCTGGAATGTTCGCAATACGAATTAGGATACCAAGACGGAATCAAATTCGCACTGAACGCATACAAGAACTATGACGAAATGTACCAAGTAGTAACAGCCGCAGCAGAGATAGCCAACCGGTTACGAGTGAATAGGAACCAGGCAATAACAGAATGCAACAACCAGGGATTCAAACTGACCAGAATAAACAAAGACAACAAAACATTATATGCACACTTTATGCACCGGAACAAAGAACACAAGATCCGGATCAAGATAGACGAAACCGGAACAACAGTGACTTATAACATACCATAAGAAACTATACCTAGGACAAAAGTCATAATGGGGGGGAAAGTAGCCAAATTATAACACACACAGCAGAAAAATCAAGCAACTCAGATAAAAATAAATTTGATGCAAAGATAAAAAACATATTGTATTTTACAATCGAGGAAAGGAGTTACCCTGTTGGGTGACCCTTTTTCTTTTTATAAACACACAGCAAAAGGACATTCATGGTAGGACTGGCTATCCCAGTGGAGTTCTTGGGCATCGAGGACTTAGCACATCGTTGGCAATGTAGAATATCTACAATAGAATCATTGGCCGAAACTGATAAATTAAAATTCTGTTTGCGACCTGCAGCATTAGAGGTTGCGCTGGCTAGGACACCACCAGAAAAATACAACACGATTGTCCAACGATTAGCCAGCATGTACATAGACCACAGATATGTGTACTTGATGTGCAAAGACAAAGAACACAAAATAGAATTGGCTCGCATCGGCAATTATGATGTGAAAGAAATCCTAGAAGATCCACTGCGTGTGGATTTTTTTGATCTCGTAATTCCTATAACCCAGGTAGAAAATTTTGAGTTTATGTACAGTAATAACGCACAAAGAGAACCGGAGTTTGAACGATTAGCTGATGATTTTTCTTGTTTGTTGTGGTGTGGTCAAGAATACACATTTGGCGAAATGCAGGCCAAGGTTATAAAACGACTATGGCAAGCACGAGAAGATGGACAGCCATGGGTATACGGTAAACGTATATTAAAAGATATAGGTGCAACAACCGACAGAATTAAAAACATATTCAGTCACCATAAGTATTGGCGCAGGATTATACAATCTGACAATAAAGGAAAATACAAGTTGAATTTGCCACCGAAACAAATGACGTTATTTAAGTAAAATATCGGATAAAGATATAGGTCTTTTCTTGTGAGCATACTGGACTATTACACCTGTCACAGTATGAGTCACAGTATCATACGAAATTATATACTTACAATCTTTGCCATCAATGGTAACACACAATGGTCGTACACCAGGATTCTGTTGAATCGCTTCATCAATTTTTAACCGTATAAACTCCAATGTAAATTTATCCATAAACAGATCATAGTAAAAACAAACGGTTGGTTCAAGTAATACATTTTGTTTCACATTGGTTCCGAATCCGTTCCACATTGGTTCCACTTTGGTCCCACCCAGCACCCCCATGTGGCTTTGACATGTCCCAATCTCCGCCCAATCTCCTCACCGACAAATTAAAAATATCAGCCTAGAGTAAAACCATAGCCAAAACGATAAAGAAAGGAGTTTGGTATGGAAAGTAAGACTCTATCCAAACACAGACTAACAGAAGTAGAATTGTCTGAATATTGGGGTGTGAGTAGAAGAACTTTACAAAAATGGCGATCATTACGAATTGGACCAGCCTACATAAAAATCGGTTCAAAAGCAGTTTATCCAATTGAGGCGGTAATAGCGTACGAACAAGCACGAACCATAATGGGAACCGGTGATTATAAAGCATTAGTGGAGGCAAAAGATGAAAAATAACACATCGTTTTGTCCTACATGCGGACGTAAAATCACAGAATACAAACACACGATCAACAAAACATTGATTATAGGTTTGGCAAGATTAAATGCGCTGGGTGGTCGTGCCAGAATAGACAAGATGGGATTGGATTATACACAATTCACGAATTTCCAAAAGCTAAGATATTTCGGTTTGGCAATACCAACCAATGAACACAGTGAATGGCAAATCACAGATCAAGGCATCTGGTTTTTGCAAGGCAGAATTCAAATATCAAGATTTGTGATAACCAGGAACGCAAATGTTATTCGTAAAAGCACAGAACTAGTTTTTATAACCGAAGTAAAAGATTGTGTTGAATACAAAATCGAATGGAAAGAACAAGCAAGGCAACCAAACTTATTCGACAAATAAGGACACGATATGAAAATACTGTTGGATCCAAATATCGCAATTTTAATCAAAGACATGTCCGATGCAGAATGTGCAGAAATACTAAAATGCATATTTGAATATCCGAACAGAGATTGCGAGATAGGACTATGGAAATACATCAAGACACAAATAGATAGAGATGCACGCAAGTACAAAGACAAATGTGATCGTGCAGCTCACGCACGTGATACACAGACCCTTAAATTAGACCTTAAATCAGAGTTAAAATCAGACCTTAAATTAGGAGTAAAGAAAAGTAGTATAGAAAAAGATAATGATAAAGATATTGATATTGAAAAAGAAAAAGATAGTAGTATGTCGATTTCACCTGTTGAAAACTCTGTTGAAAATGTTGAAAACCATGTTGAAAAAATTTTAATAGATGAAAACTTCAAGTTCCAAAACATAAAAATAATCATGCCTGCATTCGCAAGATACATTGCTCCATTTTTGCCAGCAGTAATTAGCAGAGCAGAAAGAACCATCATACAAAAACGATATGGTCAAAGGCTGACAATAAAACAGATTGTGGAATGGATTGAACAAGAAAGAATGTTTTATCAACAAAACCATAAGGATATGAAATGACAGAACAAAAATGGACAGTAGAAAAAGTAAAGTATTGGCTTGGAATAGCAGCACTCGTAGATAGAGCTTTGCCACCAGTGATGCCGCCGAAAGTGTCCGGCCAGAAATGGGATATCATCAGAGAATGGTATGAATTGTTATGGGATCAAGATACAGAAGATTTGAAACCACGCATACAACCAACGAATGAACAAATATCAATGTGGGAAGAAGTAGTATTGCGCTGGTTTAGAATGATAGACAGCGATAAAGATAAAAAAATTATATGGTTGCGATCCTGTGGATTGAGCTATCCAAGGATAAGCAAAAAATTAGGAATCAGTCGTCAAACCATAATCGCACGATATCAAACAGCATTAGAACGACTCGTGCAGAACTTGAACAAACTGTAGAGAAAAATAGCATAATTTTGCGTTATATAGCGAACTGTGGAGTATCAGAGAGTATTACAGCAAAAAATGACTAAAAAGTTTGCCTTTACTGTTTTGCAAAAAAAACATAATATTTTCGATATAATAGGACAACGATATACGAACCACCGCAAAGGTGGTTTTTTAATACGCAAAAATGGCAATCATTAAACTTGAATTATCATCATCGGATAACGACAAGCTGATGACCCTATGCGAAAAAGATGTCCTATTTGCTGCTGCGAAATCATTGACTCAAACGGCACAAAAAGCACAGGAACAAATACAACAGCATTTGCATTCCACCTTTGTGTTAAGAAAACCGAATTTTGAGAAATCGATCAAAGTGCGGCCAGCCACCAAAGAAACACTTCAAGCAAGTGTGTATACGATGGCAGGCTTTGCAACATTGCAGCAAACAGGCGGTAGACGTATCGCAAAGACCGGACGGTTAGCAATTCCGCAGTACGATGACCTGCGTGAAATAAAAGCCGTCCGGAAAACCAATCAACCGGAATCATTTTTGATGAATCTGAAATCCGGTGGACTGGTTATCGCACGAAGAAAGAACAAAGACATTGAGATTTTATATCACATTAAAAACGTTGCACTGGTTCCAAAGAGATTACAGATGCTCGAGATAGGAACGGAAACAGCACAGAAAGAATTCCCTCGCATATTTTCTAAGAACTTACAATAGGTTGTTGAAAAAAATAGGTTCTGTCAGAAATAAAAACTATCGAGGGTAACGGCGAGCAAAACACCTTGCTACACATAGAACTTAAAAAGGTGTTCGCAGTTCGCACTTTATGGCTGTGTGTCGCAGAAATCGGGCATTGTTGGGTGCGAACACCTGTGCGAACACCTGCGAACACCTAGTGCGAACACCTCAACCAAAGAAAGGAAAGGATATGAACATTGATTTCAAAGATTTACAATTAGGTGTCGAATACGTAGACATCAATTTGATAAAACCATTTTCCAAAAATCCAAGAACGCACAGCAAGGAACAGATTCAACAGATCGTCACATCGATGATGAAATTTGGTTGGGTCAATCCGATACTGGTTGATGAAAACTATGAAATCATCGCTGGTCATGGAAGATTGCTGGCCGGAAAGGAATTGGGATATGACAAAGTTCCTGTCGCACAATTAAAACACCTCAGCAAAGACGAAAAACTTGCGCTGTTGATTGCGGACAACAAGATCGCAGACAACTCAGGCTGGGATGAAGAATTGTTGCAGCAGGCAATGGAAGAATTACACAACGGCAGTTTTGATTTAGAGGCGTTGGGTTTTTCCAACAAAGAATTGGAAAAGATCAAGGCATCGTTTGAATCAGAAAAGCAATCAGCCGAGGTTGAAGATATCGTGCCGGATGTAGAACCGGAACGGGTAGTCAGCAAGATCGGTGACCTGTGGCAACTGGGCGAACATCGTTTGTTATGCGGCGATGCGTGCATAGCAGAAAACTACGACAAGCTGATGGATGGCGAAATGGCAAATATGGTATTCACTGATCCACCATACAATGTCGCATACGATGAAAGCTTCCGGAACAAAAACGAAAAAGCAGAAAACCCGAGGTTGATAAAGAACGACAACCTGGGCGATGAGTTCCAAGAGTTCCTAACCAGAGCAATGGAAAACATCCTGGAACACACAAACGGATCACTGTATATCTGCATGGGTGGCAGCGAACTGCATACGTTATACAAAGCATTTACAGATGCAGGTGGCAAGTTTGATGCATACATAGTATGGGTCAAAAATACCTTTGCATTGTCCCGATCCAAATACCAACACCAACACGAATGGTTGGTATTTGGCAATACGGAATCAGTGTATAAAGAACAACACGAGGCAATCATGTTGGGAAAGAATCCAGGCGACACTGCACCCTGGTATGGCGGTCGAAACCAAACAGACGTATGGAACTTTGACAAACCAACCAACAACGATTTGCATCCAACAATGAAACCTGTGGCATTGATAGAACGAGCCATCAACAATTCCAGCCGCACAATGGATATTGTGCTGGATGCGTTTGGTGGATCCGGATCAACATTGATAGCAGCAGAAAAGACTAACCGCCGCTGCAGAATGATAGAATTAGATGAGAAATATGTGGACACAATAATCAAACGCTGGGAAGACTTCACTGGCCAAAAAGCCATACACGTTGAAACCGGCAAAACCTATGCAGAGCTAGCGGCAGAACGCAAATGATTAGACCATGGCATCATTATCAATCAGAGCTTATGCAAAACATAGAGGGGTATCTGATGCTGCCGTTCGTCGTGCAATAGATGATAAACGCATCACGTTATTGCCAGATGGACAAATAGATCCAGAGATTGCGGATAAGGAATGGGATGAAAACACAGATAAAAGGTTTCAACCAAAGCCGGCAGCAAGTCCTGTGCCGGAATCAGGCACAGGCATATCTCTGCAAAAAAGCAGAGCCAACAAAGAACTGTTTGAGGCACTGCTAAAGAAACTGGAATACGAAGAAAAGTCTGGAAAACTGGTAGAAATAGCCAAGGTGGAAATGGATGCTTTTGCTGCGGCTAGAGCATCCAGGGATATGCTGCTGTTGATACCAGACAGGGTCGCACCGATCCTTATCGGTGAAACCGATATGCACAAATTCAAAGAAGTTCTGCGAAAAGAAATACTAGCAACACTGCAAAACCTAACGGACTTTTTACATGGTGGAACTGAATCCGGATAGTTTTGTTATTTATGCAATAGCCGAGGGATACAGACCAGATCCTGACTTGACAGTGACAGAATGGGCGGATAAGAACCGGTACCTGTCGAGTGTCGCATCAAGTGAGCCAGGTAGATGGAAAACCGAAAGGACACCATATCTGAAAGAAATCATGGATTGCCTGTCACCAAGCCACCCCTGCGAAAGGGTGGTATTTATGAAAGGCGCACAGGTAGGCGGTACGGAATGCGGAAACAACTGGATGGGTTTCTGCGTTTGCAACGCACCAGGGCCAATGCTGATTGTGAACCCCACAACAGAAACGGCCAAACGAACATCCAGAATGCGTATTGATCCGGCAATAGAAAACTGTCCGGCACTACGTGAAAAGATAAAAAGCCCACGTTCTCGTGACAGCGGCAACACGATGTTGATGAAAGAATTCCCAGGTGGGATCTTGATCATGACAGGTGCGAATTCGCCAGTCGGATTACGATCACTTCCTGTTCGCTATCTGTTCCTGGACGAGGTAGACGGCTTCCCAGATGAGGCTGGTACCGAGGGCGACCCAGTAGATTTGGCGGTGCAAAGAACTGCAACGTTCAACAACCGCAAAATCTTCGTAGTATCAACACCGACCATCAAGGATGCGAGCAGAATTGAGCAAGCATTCCTGGAGGGCGATCAACGATACTTTTATGTGCCATGTCCGCACTGCGGTCATTACCAAGTGCTGCGCTGGCGCAATGTGATATTTGATCCAAAGAATCTCACAGAGGCAGTTTATAAATGCGAAGAATGTGAGGCAATTTGGCACGATTATCAAAAGGAACTGATTCTCAAAAAAGGCAGATGGATAGCCACAAACCCAGATGCAAACCCTGGGGTGGTATCGTTTCATTTGTCGTCGTTATATTCGCCACATGGCTGGACAAGCTGGACGAGCATAGCAAGAGAGTTTTTAGATTCCAAAGACGACCCGTCACGTCTGCAGGTGTGGACCAACACAAAGCTGGCAGAAACTTGGGAAGACATGGCAGGCCAACAAATAGACCCAACAAGTCTGATGGTACGCAGAGAAAAATGGGGTCCGGAACTGCCACGACAGGTTGTGATATTGACCTGCGGCGTGGACGTGCAGGACAACCGTTTGGAACTGGAAATCGTTGGATGGGGTCGAGGCGAAGAATCCTGGTCTATCGATTACCACGTTCTGTATGGCGATCCAAGCACACCGGAACTGTGGGCGCAGTTAGACGAAGTGCTAAGCCGCAAATATCCGCACAGCAAAGATGTGCCGGACTTACCGATTGCAGCAACCTGCATCGACAGCGGCGGACACTATACGGATTACGTCATCAATTACTGCCACGCACGCAGACTGCATGGTGTGTTCGCCATCAAAGGTGTGGGCGGTGTTGGGAAACCAATCTGGCCGGCAACAGCCAGTAAAAGTTATACCACAAAAAAGCCTGTCTATCTGATAGGTGTGAACGATGCAAAAGACATACTGATGCGCCGGTTACATTTGGAAGATAGCAGCGGACCTGGAATCTGGCACTTTCCAATGGATCGAGAATCCGATTGGTTTGAGCAGGTAACCAACGAGGTCGCATCGAAGAAACTAAGCAAAGGCCGTTTGATTCGAGAATGGGTTCCTCGTAAAGAGGGAGTTCGAACCGAGGGCTTGGACTGCAGAGTATATGCATACGCAGCACTGCGAGGGCTGGTGCGAAACTTCCGGTTGAACCTGGACTTAGGTGCAGACAAACTGGCCGAAATCAAAATGAAACAACCACGCAAAGCAACAGTTCTGCAACAACAAAACCGGCCCGAGCCGACAGGCCCGAGCCAACAACCACGTGGCAGAACAGTACGTAGCCGAGGGATAGCATGACAACAACGATAAGAATAAAAACCTATGAGGAACAACTGGTCGAGGTGCAAGAGGCAATCACAGCAATCCTAACCGGTGCTCAAGAGGCATCGTATAACAATCAGAAAGTTAGGAAAGCAGACCTATCTGCACTGCAGGCGAGAGAGGAATATCTGCAAAAACAAATCGCATTGAAAAAACGTGGTGGCATTCCAGTACGTGGGGCCACACCAGTATAAACGGATGAACAATGAACAAGATTAAAATACCACCGCAAAACTTTGTGGATAAAGCAATATCCTGGATCGCACCACAGGCAGGTCTAAGACGTTGGCAGGCACGAACCCAGATGGCAATGCTGGGCGGTTACACCGGTGCCAGCAAAAGCCGCAGACAGACACAGACGTGGGCTCCGATCAAGGGATCTGGCAACAACGTAACATTGGATGATTTGCCAGTGCTGCGTGACAGATCTCGTGATTTGCTCCGCAATGCTCCACTGGCTGTCGGGGCGGTCAGCACTGTTGTGACCAACGTTGTTGGAACCGGACTAAAACCACAGGCGCACATAGACCGAAACGTCCTGCGACCATATCTGAAAACCGATGAGGCAATGGAAGAATGGGAAAACAAAGCAGAACGTATCTTTCAAATGTGGGCCGACAATCGTGATTGCGACATAACACGTTGCCAAAACTTCGCAGAGATGCAGGCACTGGTCCTGCGTTCCTGTTTGGAATCTGGCGATGTGTTCGCATTAAGGAAATACAAAGAACATGACGGTAACCCGTTTGGCACATCAATCCAGATCGTAGAGGCAGACAGAGTAGCGACACCGGATGAAGACAATGAAAAAGTCGTGGCCGGTGTAGAACTAGACGATGATGGCGCACCAGTCGCATACCACATAACAAACCATCACCCAGATGACTATGACCAGGGTGCGCTGGAATTTGCAAAGGTGGATGCGTTTGATGAAAACGGATATCGACAGGTGCTGCATATATTCAACCGGAACAGACCAGGAATGACACGTGGCGTGCCATATCTTGCTCCGGTTATAGAAAGCCTCAAGCAATTAGACAGATACACCGAGGCCGAAATAATGGCAGCAGTGATATCGTCAATGTTCACGATATTCGTAAAGACAGAATCTGAAGAGGGATTGCAACCGATGGTGCCAATGTCTGGTACGGAATCAACGACACTTCCACGTGGCGATGATTACAAACTGTCGCCTGGTGCAATCTTAGATTTACAACCAAACGAGGCAATTGAAATCGCAGATCCGAAAAGACCGAACCAATCATTTGATGGGTTCGTGCAATCGATACTGCGACAAATCGGGGTGGCTTTGGAACTGCCGTTTGAAATACTGATCAAGCATTTCACAGCAAGTTATTCAGCAGCACAGGCAGCATTGGTTGAGGCATGGAAGACATTCAGTGCAAGGCGCACATGGATGGCAAACCAGTTCTGCCAACCGGTGTATGAAATGGTAATAAGCGAGGCAATCGCAAAAGGATTCCTGGATGCCCCAGGGTTCTTTTCAGATCCATTTGTTCGGGCCGCATACCTGGGTGCTGAATGGATCGGACCACCGAGAGGACAGATAGATCAGCTGAAAGAAATCAGAGCCGCAGCATATCGTGTGGATTTGGGTGTATCAACACTTGAAGAAGAAACCGCACAGATTACTGGCGGATCATGGGAAACCAAACACATACAACGAGCCAAGGAACAGAAAATACGGACCGAGGCAGGATTAACCGCAACCATAGAGAACAGCAATGAAAAAGAAGATACAGATGAAGAATGAACTACAAACATTCGCAAAGCACTGGGCCATAGAACCGAGTGCGATGCAATTGGTCGCAGCAACATTCAAAGAGGTCCAATCGGGCCTCTCTTTATTTGCCCAGAAACCCCTCGTAAACACCTACACAACGAGTATTCGTGATGGGGTGGCGGTAATACCAATCCATGGCATTATCACGCCACGTGCCGATGTATTCACGTTTTTGATTGGTGGCACAGCATTGGAATTATTAGCCAGGGATTTACAGGCAGCATTAGATAACCCAGAGGTCCAATCAATCTTGTTGGATATCGACAGCCCTGGTGGGGTTGCGGTTGGACCATCTGAAATGGCGGACGTTATACGCAAGGCAACACAGAAGAAACCGATATGGGCATACGTTGGTCGCAACTGTTGTTCGGCAGCATACTGGCTGGCATCAGCAGCAAGCAACATCGTGGCACAGAAAACGGCATTGCTCGGCAGCATCGGTGTTGTATCCAGTGTGGCGGTACAGGAACAACCGGATGCAGACGGATACAAACAGATAGAAATTGTTTCATCAAATGCCAAGAACAAAAGACCGGACCCAAGAACACCCGAGGGCGAGGCAACAATCCGTTCCGAACTGGATGCGCTGGAGGCTGAATTTATCCAATCAGTAGCCACGTATAGAAACGTAGGAACAGATACCGTTAAAACCGATTTCGGTCAAGGCGGTGTGGTTGTCGGCGAGGCAGCAGTGAATGCTGGCATGGCCGATGAAATCGGGGATTACGAAACCACCATCAAGAAACTATCAACCAAAAACAAAGGAGAAAACAGCATGGATGCAAAGAAAGCCATCACCAAAGACCAAATGGCTGCTCTTCGTGCCGAGGGTGCGAAAGCAGAACGTGCTCGTCTGTTGGCATTGGACGAAGTAGCTGTCGCAGGCCACGAAGACCTGTTGGCAAAAGCTAAAGCCGATCCAAATATGACAGCCGAAAAGTTGGCATTACAAATCGTGAAAGCAGAGAAAGCCAAAGGTGGCGATTATCTGAACGGTCTGAAAAAGGCCGCTAATTCAATGCCACAGGTTAAACCAAGCACCAAACCAGTGGCAAAGTTAAGTAAAGGTGCGACACCAGAAGAACGTGCGAAGAACGAATGGGCAAGCAACCCACAAGTTCGTGCAGAATTTGACGGCGACAAAGATGCGTTTGTTGCTTACTGCATCGCACAAGAAAAAGGTCAAATCAAAATCCAAAACAAGGGGGAATAACACATGGCCAAGATCACAAAGAACGTAGTTCGAAACTTCGAAACACAGGCAGATACGAACACTGTGGCGGTTGCTGCAGGCGTGCATATCTACCAAGGACAATTGCTGGGGTTGAATGCAGGATATGCAAGACCATTCCAAGCAGGCGACAAGATATTAGGTTTTGCGAAAGACGAAATCGATAACACAAACGGACAAGCCGGCGACAAGAAAGTCGATGTAAAAGCCAAAGGTAAAATCTGTTTGGAAATCGCAAGTTTGGCACAAACCAGTATCGGCAGCGATGTTGTAGCAACGGATGACGACACATTTGCGTTGGGGTCCGATGGCGACTACTTCGGGAAAGTATTGCGTTTAGAAGATGCCGCACACGCAATCGTAGCGTTTGATTTTATCTATGTAAAAGAAACCGCAGCGGAAACACCAACCGAAGAAACAACACCGGAAACACCTGCAGGTGGTGACACACCAGCTGGTGGCGATGATACACAAGGCGGATCAGATACACCAGCCAGTGGTGACACGCCAGCCGGTGGCGATACACCAAGCGGTGGTGATGACACATCCGGAACGGAAACAACACCAGAAGACAACACTGAACAAAATGGGGGTCAATAATGAACAAATTATCGTCTCGTGCCATTATAGGGCAATTTTATAAACGTCTGAATCAGAACAGCGGTATGGAATGGATAGAGGCAATCTCTAACTATTTCACGTCTGACCAAGACACAGAAGAATACGCATGGATCGGGCAATCGCCTGTGATGCGTGAATGGGCTGGTGGTCGCCATGCCAAAGGTTTCACATCAAATGGTATAACCATCGAAAACAAACACTTTGAGGCGACACTTGATATCCCATTAAAACATTTGCGTCGTGATAAAACGGGGCAAATCAATGTTCGTATCGGCGAATTGGCAACAAGAACAAACAGCCACTGGGCTTTGTTATTGTCCAAGTTAATAACCGATGGCGAAACATTACCATGCTATGACGGCAAACATTTCTTCGCTGATGACCACAAAGAGGGTCGTTCCGGTGTGCAATCAAATAAGATCGAATTTGATTTGGCAGATGCATCGGTAAACGGCGAAGTCGGAACCGTCCAAGCACCAACCGAGGCAGCATTGCGTGAAGCAGTTCTGAAAGGTATCCAACAGATCATCGGATTCAAAGATGATCAAGGCGAACCAATGAACGAAAACGCAAGCAAGTTCTTGGTAATGGTCCCAGTGCATTTATGGTTCGTAGCGAAAGCAGCGTTGGCGGCACCATTGACTGTTGGTGGTGCCAGCAATCCGGTAAAGGTCTTTGCAGACCTCGACATCGGCGTTGCAGCGAACCCAAGAATCTCTGGCGACAAAATCTATGTCTTCCGAGCAGACGGCGATGTGAAAGCATTCATCCGTCAGGAAGAAACGGCAGTGCAAATCAAAGCCAAAGCCGAGGGTTCAGAATATGAATTCGACCACGATGCTCACCAGTATGGTGTCGACACATGGCGCAACGTGGG